GCGAGCGCGTTCGCCACCGTATCGAGCAAGCCGGCGGAGGTCGTCGCTCCGGTCGGAAAAGCGAGCTCGCCGCTCTCGACAAACGCGAAATTGATTTGAGCGAAGCCGCCTTCCGCGCTCGATTCCGAGAGGTCGAAGGATTCGCAAACGACCTTTAGCCGCCCGAGATACGGATGTACGAAGACGCCGCTTCCCGGCTTCTCGGCGGCGGCGACGAGCTCGTCGCGGCGTCGCATGTAATCCGCGCCGATAACGAAGCCGGTTATCTGGAGCTCGCGCGTCCGGCGCCCAAGGTCTTCGACCGCCGGCGTATCCCGTTGTGGGAATTCATGCCGCGCGGTTCGGCGTCCGAACGAGCCGGTCGCCGCCGATACCTCGAACGGGATACCTCGGAACGCCGCCGGACGGAGACGGTCGCGCCAGGCCATTACGGCGCGCCTCGCGCCGCGTTACGGCGTCCGACCTTGCGCGTCTTGACCTTGATTCCGTTCCCTTTCGTCTTCGGCGCGCCGACCCGGACCGCGCCGGCGTCGCCGACGACGCGGATTTCGAGCGTCCCGTCGAAGGGTTTCGGATTCAGGAGAGCCAATGTCTCCGAGAGCCGCGCGCTCGAAGCGGCGTCGCCGCTCGCGCGGTTCGCCTCGACCGCTTGCGCGGCGTTCTCCGGTACGAAGCGCGAGGCGGCGTCCGCGCGAAAGCGTACCTCGTCGCTCGCCGAGACGGTTCCGTCGTCGTTGTATTTGAGCTCGCCGGCTCCGAGCGCTTGCAAATCGAGTTGTCCTTGCGCTTCTTTGGCGCGCCTCTCGCGCGTCCGGCGCTCTCCGGGCGTCTCTTTGTTCTCCAGGTGGGTTTCGATGCCCTTCGCGACCGCATAGGCGGCGAGAAGCGGAAGAGCGACCTTCGCGGCGGCTCCGAGCGCCGTAAAGCCGGACGCCGCGCCGGTAATGGCGGCGGCTCCCCTCGCGATGTTGACGGCGAACGAGCCGGCCATTAGCAGACCTAGACCCTTGATTACGTTTTCCAGCCCGCCGACCTTCTCGATTGCAGTCTTGACCGACCCGAAGAACGCTCGAACGTCTTCGACAACCTGTCTCCAGTCAATTTTCCGAAGCCAGTTCCAGAGGTTGCGAACGGCCTTCCCCAACTCGCGCATCACCTCGCCAACTTTGAGCGCCAAAAACGCTCGATTCTGGACGAGGTAATTTTTCATTCGGTCGGCGAGAGTCTTTAGCTCCGGACCTAACGAGACAGAGACCGCGCGGAAGAGACCGGAAACCGCGCCTTTTAGTCGCGTCATGGAGTCGACGTAATCCTCGGCGGCGCGCGTCGCGTCTTCGCCGACGACGAGACCGAGCTCGTGCGCCTCCTCGCGCGCCTTGCGGAGACCTTCCGCGCCGCCTTCCATGATTAGCGTCATATCCGCGCCGGCGCGCCCGAACGCCGCCGCCGCGAGCGAGGCTCGAACGGACGGGTCTTCGATTTTACCCATCGCGGCGGTCATTAGCTCGAAGGCGGTTCCAACGTCTTTAGTGTTTTTCAATTGCTCCAGGAAGACCGGAGCGTTCGCCTTTAGCAGCGTTTGGAGCGCGCCGACGCCGCCTTTCGCGTCGCCGAGATTTCGCGTGAATTTTACAAGCGCTTTGTCAAAGCTCTCATGCGCGACGCCGGAGAGATCGGCGGCGTGTTTCAATTCCTGATACGCCGTAATGTTGATGCCGGAACGACGGGTCAGCTTTCCCATCGTATCGAGCGCTCTTTGCTGGGAATCAACGAGCTTTAGAACCGCGCCGGCGGCGACGGCGGCTCCGGCGACGCCGAGCTTCGCGAGCCGAGCTCCGAGCCTGGCGACCGCCATCGTCGCGCGTCCGGCGGCTCGTCCGACCCTGCGAACCGCGCCGACGAGCCGCCGCGAAATGGTCGACGAGATACGACGGAGCGGTCGCGTTGCGCGGTCGACGACGCCGATAACCGTTTTGATGGCAAAATTACCCGGCATTGTCTCGCGCTAATCCCTCCCGAATATCGTCGAGAGCTCCGCGCCAATACGCGAGCTCGCCGGCGTCGAGCGTCATTATGTCATGCGGCGACCAATGGAAGACATAGGCGAGCTCCGCCGCTATGGCTCGCCGTCCTCTTTTCCCTCGTCGAAGCCGCCGACGAGGTCGGCGATGGCTTCGCCGACCGCGACCATATCTCGCGCGTCGATGGCTTCCGCCTCGCCTCGCGTAACGCCGCATAGCCGCATGACGAGAACGATGATACGCCCCAGGTCGCCCGTTGCGCGGTCGGACGCCGCAAGATCGCCGAGCGTCGCGCGACGGAACGAAAGCTCGGAGAGCTCTTCGCCGTCGCCGTACAGGTCAATCGGGTATTTGAGAGAGACGGACGCCGCCGGCTCGACCGAGCGGCGGCTTCGGTCGTCTTCGCGCACCCTGCGAGGACGTTGCATATCGGAGACCTCCGAGCTCGGTTAGAGCTCTTTTCCTTCCAGTCCCTCGAAGCGGACCGAGACCGTACCTTCGGAGCCGTCGAGCTCGAAAGCGGCGGTCGTCCAGGCTTCGCGGAGAATGTAGATTTTCCCGTTCGCCAATTCGACCTTTACGGTCGCGTCCGTAATGTCCTCGAGCTCTTCGACCGAGAGGTCGCTCGTTGTATGGAAATCGCCCTCGACGAACGGAACGCGCGGACGCTCGACGTAACCGACGACGCCGGACAAGCCGGCGCGACCTTCGCGCTCGAGCGACGTCGTCGAGACGGTAAGCCGTCCGGCGAGCGTATATTGCGTTCCATCGACCTTGACGTAAGCGGTTCCCGCAATCTTGTTTGCCATCGTCTTTTACTCCGCCGTCGCCGGGTATTGGAGCCGAAACTGTACCAGCGTCGCGACAATGCGAAGCTGATTCGCCAAGTCCGGCGGATAGAGGACGTTTACCCGGTTCGGGTCGCCGTCGTCGCGCTCGACGATAAGGTTCTCGACGAACGCATCGACGTCCTCGACGAGCGCGAGCTTCTCGAGCTCGAGGTATCCGGCGACGAGCTCGGCGCGAATGGTCGAAGGCGAAACGACCGCTTGGCCGGCTCCGAAATTCGTTCCGTCGTTTACGAGCTTATGGCGCGGATACCGGCTCTCGATTCGGCTTTTGAGGAAGCGCAAGACGTATTGCAGCGTCGCGAGCGTATTCAGGTCGAGGTAACTCGCGTCCGGATTGTCGAAGGCGTCCTTTTGATAGGTCGTAATCGCGCGCGTGATTCGGAGCTTGCCGCCGGCGACGTAACCGCAAGCGACGCCGTCGAAGAGCAAGCTATCTTGCTCGGTCGCGGTAAACGCATCGACGCGCGGCGTCGGCTTGACGCCGAGAAGCGGAAGCGTTTGGAGCGGTCGCGCGGCGTCGATTTTGAGCGAGCGCGCGCAAGCTCCGGCGAAGGCGGCGGCGACCTCTTCCGGCGTCGTCGGAGCCTCGTCGAAGCCGAAAATCGAAACGTGCGCGTCGTTCCGGAGATTGCCGGCGGTCGAAAGCGTCCCTTGCGTTCCGCGAAGCGCGGCGAAGCAATGCCCGTAAACCTGGCGCATAGCGTCCCATCGGTCGGCGAGCTCGGTCTCGAGCCTATCGAGCTCCGCCGTCATATTGTACGCCGAGACGATGTAATCATATTCGACGTCGCCCATCGCGGCGATTGCCGCTGTAAGCGTCGGGTCGGTCGCGCCGCCGGTATCGTCGCCGAGCGTAATCGCGGCGACCTCGAGGTCGGTAACGCCATCCGTTACGGTAACGCCGTCCGGATACGCTTCGCCGCCGGCGACGCCGAGATAATTCGTCCGGACGTCGATAGCGTCGCCGAGCGTTCCGTCGTTCAGCGCCGTAATATCTACGGTATCGCCGGCTCCGTCCGCCGCCGTACATGAGACGACCGCCGCGATATCGTCGTCGGCGAAGCGCGCGACGATGGCGGTAACAATCTCCGCCGCCGTATCCTCGTCCGCGACCGGAACGTCGATGCGGACGCCGCCGACGTAAAGGAAGACGGTTCCGGCGGACGTCGCCGGACCGGCGACGGTAATGTTCGCCGTCGCTTGCGTTCCGGCGGCGTCGTCCTGCGGAATCGCCCAAACCTCGCCGAACGGGTCGTTCTCGAAGTAGCGGAGCGCCATCCGATGAACCTGGGAGCCTTCGCCGAACAATCCCGCCGCCTGGATGGCGTTCGGAACGAGGACCGGCGTATCGGCGGCGGCGGAGCCGGCGGCGGTTTGCTGTCCAAGTAGCAGCGTCTTCGGCTTGTCCGCTCCGCCGGCGGCGGCGCTATTGTCGAGCTCCGCCCAAAAGAGCGGAACGCGGAGCGTCGAGGGTACTTGCGAGAATGGAATCGCCATCGGTTAGACCTCCGCCTTCGAGCTCGCCGAGCTCTTCGTCGTCTCTTTCGGCTTCGAGCTCTTCGGCTTCGAGCTCTTCGGCTTGCTCGCCGCCTTCGGCTTCGAGCTCTTCGGCTTCGAGCTCTTCGGCTTCGGTTGCGGCTCGCGTTCCGGCTTCGGCTCGTCGATGCGGACGAGGTCGCCGCAACGAAGCCGCCGCGTAAAGTATCGGTCCATAGGGACCGACGCGCCGCTCTCCGGAATCGGCTTCCGCGAATTCGCGCCATGACCGGACGGATACCGAACCGTACGGTTCCGCGCCGGCTTTACTTGCATCGTTTCGAGCTTGCTTCGCATCGTTAGAGCTCCAAATCCTCGACGATTACTTCGGCGTCGATGTTTCCGTCCGGCTCGTCGTCCTCGAGGAAATCGACATCGACGGCGACCGTTGACAAATCGTCCGGCATCGCCGGATTGTACTGTATACCGCATGTTACGTCGAAGGCGATTCGCGCGAGACCTTTTCGCTCGTCGCCGGTCGCGTCGAGCGCGATATCGACGTCGGCGGTCGCTACTTCCTCGAACGTCGCCATAAAGACCGGGTCGGTCAAGAGGCATTCTTCGACGGCTTCGGCGAGGTCGTCCACGTTCGCGGCGAGCTCCGCGTCCGTCGAGCCGACCTCGAAGCATTCGATAATGATGCTATGCCGGAGCTTTTGGACGATTTTCGCGCCATTCTGGCGCGCTTGCGTTCGCGGTACGAAGACGTTTATCGCCGGCATGAGAGACGCCGCGAGAGCGGTCGTTCGGCTATCGTATATCCGCGCCGCCGGAACGATGGCGATAACGGTCGCGTCCGCCGCGAGGCGAGCGATAACGTCGAGCCTGGCGGCTTTACGGTCGGCGCTCGCGCCCATTAGGCCGGACCTGTCAAAAAGAGCTTTACGCCGCCTCGTCCGTCCGGCTCGAGCTCTTCGACCGTCCAGGTACCGACGCCGTCGATGGTCATTGTATCGCCGGCGAGCGGAGCCGTATCGCCGTCGTCCAGGTCCGCGAGGCGGACGTCGAGAACGGGACGACGAGCGGCGAGCTCGACGTCGGAGCCGCCGGCAATGACGGCTTCGTAAGGTCTATCGAGGATGGCGTCGAACGAGAAAGGTCCGCCGCCAGCGGTCGGCGTATAGACGACGGCGCTCGAGAATTCGTCTCGAGCCGCTAGGATTGCGGCGTCGGCGAGCTCCCAAGCCATAACGGCATTACGCCAACACCATCCATTCGAGGAAGAGTTGCAGACGTCCAGCGGTCAAAGCCTCGACGGCGACCGTAAAGTCGATGTCGCGTCCGGCGGCGGCGGTCGCTTCCGAAGCGTCCGCCATTTCGCCGGTTTGGATACCGTCGAGGAAAGCGCCGGCGTCGAAGGGATTCGAGCCGTCGTTAATGGCGACGGCGGCGAGAATGCCGGCGACGTCGTCGGTCTCGATACCGATGGAAATCGTCGCGGCGTCGGTCGCCGACGTAAACGTCGTCTCGACGCTGTACCAGGCTTTGACGATGCGCGCGCCGGCGGGAATGTTCGTCGCGACCGACGTAACGCCGATGGCGATACCCGTATCGACGTCGAGCTCGATAACGCTCGTCCGCTTGACGCCAGGCGCGACGGCGGCGGCGAGCATCACATCGACGTCGGCGGCGGCGGCGGCGACGGCTTCGACGCAATAGCCGATAAGCGGACCGAGCGCGGTATGCGAAACGTCGGCGTCGCCGCCATCGGCGTATACGGGCTGACCGACGACGAACGCGCTCGCGGCGGCGGTTTTCGTCAAGGTGAAAATCCCGCGCGTGAGGAAGACGACGCTATCGCCGTCGTCGCCGTCGCCGTCCGCTTGCGCGATGCCGACGAATCCGCCGCTCGAGAAGAGCTCGCCGCTCGTCGCGGTCTCGCCGGCGGCGAGAGCGCGCGTAACGCGGTCTCCGGAAGAAAGATAGCTTTGCATTGTCGATGCCTCCGTTTCGGTCGTCGCTTACGCGCCGTCGTTCTTGAACATTCCGCGATGGTCGATAACGCCGGCTCCGAAATCGAGCCGCGCTTTGACCTCGACGCCATCGACCTCGAAGCCGGCGCGCGTTGACATCTGGACGCCTTCCTCGCCGCTCAGATACGCATACTCGACGGTATCGACGCGGCTCGGCTCGGCGAACATGTACCACTCTTCGTCGCTCGCCGCGTCGAGACGAGGCTCGGCGATAGGCGTCAACGCCCGAATCCACTGCGGCGTAACCTCGCCGGTCGTCGCCGGCATGAACAAGCCGAGCTCCTGATCCATGACGAGCTCGAGAGCCGCCGGAAAGACGAGGAATTTCGGCGCGAGGTTCAAGAGCCGCTCGTCGTCCAGGTCGGTTTGTAGACGCATCGCCTCGCGACCTTCGGCGATGCGCGCGGCGGTCGGCGCTCCGGCGAGCGCGGCGAGGTTTGAATGGTCCGCGTGGAAGATGGCGGTTCCGTCCGCCATATTGCCGTTATCGGTAATCAAGTCGTAAACCGTGTCGCTCTCGAGGTCGGCGGCGGCGGCTCCGTAGATTTGACCGACGCGCGAGAAGCCGTCGAGGTCGTCATTGATCAGCGTTTGGCGCGTGATCGCGATGATGCGTCCGAAGGTCGCCAGGTTGTACGTTTCCTGGCTCTCGAAGGTTCCGCCGGAGGTGAATTCGCCGCCCTCTTCGACGCGCTCCAGGGCGAGACCGCCGGACAACTGGATCCGGCGAATGGTCTTGAAGTCGTTCGCGGTCGTCCGGCGCGCCCATGCGGTGAACGTGCGCGGAGCGGTGTCGTATCCCATCCGGAGCGATTTGTGCGCAACGTCGGCGAGAAGGTTCGGGAAATCGTCCGTCGAGATCATGCCTGGCGACATGCGGACGGAAAGCCCGCGCATCGCCTCGTCGGCAATCCGACCCGTCGAGAAGAACCGGGTATCGACGCCGCGACGCTCGAGGCAATCGCGAGCGATATCGATTAGCGACCGATGGCGGTATTCGGCGGCGACGGAGCCGCTTTCGACCGGGAAGCGCTCGGAGCCGTCCTCGTTTCGGATATGGCCGAACGCTCGCGCGAGCAAGCCGTCCACAATGCCGGCTCCGCGCTTCTCGCTCTCTTCGCGACCGACCGTAACCGTCGAGCGCGCGGAGCTCGGAGAGCTCGCGTCGTCGGCGTCGGCGGCGGCGTCGAGCAAGCGAGCTCGAGCGGCGTCGAGCGAGACCTCGACGTCGCCGAGAAGCTCGGCGCAAATCGGAGCGTCGTCGAGGCGGAGCGTCCGAGCGGCGAGCCGGATTCCGGCTTGCCGAGCTTGCTCGGCTTTCGCGCCGGCGGCGCGGCTCTCGGCTTCGATGCGAGCTCGCTCTTCGGCGGAGAGAGCTTCGGGCTTGGAATCGGACATTTCGGAGACCTCCGGTTGCGGATGCGAAGCGGCGAACGCTCGCGCCGCGCGAATGGATGCGCCGCTATCAGCGCCGATCGGAACCTGCGAGAGCTCGAAAGGCTCCCAGGACGTCGCCGTTCGCTCTTCGAGAATGCCGGCTTTCGGGTCGGCTTCGCGCGTTACGGCGTTCTCATGGATTTTGAAGCCTACCGAGACGTTCCGGAGGATTCCGTTCGTTACGGAGCGGAAGCGCTTCTCGGCGAGCTCGGAATCGTCGAAGCGGACGCGAGCGCGACCTTCGCCGTCCTCGACGACGACGCTTCCCTCTTCGATTACGCCGAGAACGGAATCGTTCGACCGGGAATTGTGCGCGTCCAGGTATGGCGCGCGACCCGAATCGAGGAATTCCGTCAAGACCGCGCCGTCGTCGAGCGAAAGCGTTTGGTCGTATTCGACAATCGAGAAGCCTTCCCATCGATACCGGCGGACCGACGCTCCGGTCGTCCATACGAGCTCGACGGTCCGCGCTTCCGCGTCAACCGTTTCGGGCGAAAACGCCGCGCGGAGCTCGAGCGGAGCCGGTTCGGGTCGTTTGTTGCGTGCGATCGGATTCATGGCTTCGCCTTTGATTTACTCGGTTCGGTTTCCGCGCGTCAAGTAGCAAAAAAACCCGCGTTTTCGCGCGCTTGCGAAATTCTCGCGAAACATAAAGCGGCTATTCGTCCGCCTCGTCGTTTTCCTCGTCCGTCTCGTCGTTTTCCTCGTCCGTCTCGTCGTTTTCCTCGTCCGTCTCGTCGTTTTCTTCCTCGTTCTCGTTCTCGCTCGAGCTCGAGCTCGCGGAGACGAACGGAATCGACGGAAAGGACAAGCCGCGCGCCTCGAGCTCGTCCTTTACTCGAACCTGTTCGTCGAGGACGTCTATCCAGTCGAAGCCGCGCCGCGCCAGGATATCGGGAAGCGTCGCGGTTCCGCTTGTGAGCTCCTCGAGGTCGGCTTTCGCGTCCTTTGCTCGGTCTACTTCCTCGAAGCGCGGCGTCGCCCATTTGGCGCGGTATACCGACGCCGGATTTTCGACGAGCGGAAGCTCTCCGGCGACCATTGCCGCCTCGACGAACCATCGCCAGACCGGTTCGCAAAGCATCGGAACGACGAGGTTCGATTGCAGCGCTCGAACCGTCCGCCGAAACTCGATAAGGCCGGCGCGGATGCTCGAAAAGTTGACCTTCGACAAATCGCCGGACAAGAGCTCGTAAGTCATACCGACCGCCGCCGCGATGCTTTGGAGCTCGGCGCGCTTGTATGCGTCGTAACCGCCGACCGTATGCGGTTGATTGAAGCGAACGTCTTTCCCGCCGCGAAGGTATCCAATCAAGCCAGGCTCGAGCGTCTCGATAGGGTTTCCGTCCGCGTCTTCGACCTTCGCGGAGATACCTTCCTCTTCCTCTTCGTCGCCGACGATGAAGGCGGCGACGCAAGCCTCGACTTTCTTACGGACGAGCTCGGCGTCTTCGTAATCGTCCAGGCATCGGAAGCGACGCATCGCCGGAGTAAGCCAGGGAATCCCGCGACACTGTCCGGGCCGGAGCGGCTCGAACAAATGCGCGACGTCGTCGGAGCGGACGCGGTTCGAGACCCTTCCCGCCGACGCGAGCGCGCCGACCGTCTCGCCTGGATGGCGCGTCAATAGGTGATAAGCGCGGATGCGCTCGAGCTTGTCGAATTCAATTCCCTGGACGATGCGCGTTCCGTTCGCGCTCTCCGAGCTCTTCGAGCTATCGATAAAATCGGCTTCGAGGATTTGGATTTGTAGCGGAACCGTCAAGCCGTCCAGCGGACGCCGGCGGCGGCGGCGGACGATAACCTCGCCGCTCTCGAGGAAGCTCCGGACGGCGAGCGCTTGCAAGCCATAGAAGCCGACCGGAAGGCTCGTCGCGGCTTCCCGCTCCCATCGCTTCCAAAGGTCGTTTACCTTCGCGTCGAGCGCCGCGTCGCCGGTTTGCGAGCTCGGTCGGATTCCCTTTCCGACGATGTTCGAGCAAAGCGCGCGGATGGCGGCGGCGGCGTATGCGTTGTTCCGCAGGAGGTCGCGCGACCGTTCGCGGAGCGCCTTCGACGCGGCGGAGACCTCCGCGTTCGCGCTCTTGCCGGTCGTCGTCCAGTTAGTGAAACGCCGACCCTTTCCCGCGCCTTCGTATCCGCGACGACCGGCGGCGAGCTCGAGCGCCGGAGCTCGAGCGCCGAACCATGTTCGCGGATTCCACCATACGAACGCGCGAGGCGGAACGAACGGCGTCGGATTGTTCGTCGTCATTACTCGATACCTCGCTTCGTCGTCGCGAAGCCGGCGACCTTCGGACGCGACGAGCCGGCGAGCTCGCGTTTCATCCAGGCGAGCGTTTTCCGCATCGCCTCGAAGCTCCGGTATTGGACGCGCTTATCGCCATGACCGACCGCCAGGACGCCGCGCCGCATGGCGCTCTCGAGCGCGTCAATTTCCGCTTGGGTTACGGCGGCGATAACAGACCTCCGGAGCTATCCGAGCCAATGGTCGCGCCGTCCGAGCCATTTCTTCCGCGCCGCGCCGGCGCGCCTCTTCGGGCGTTTTTGTCCGTTCTCAGGCTCGACGCCGTTCTCGATTTTGTCAAGAGCTCCGGCGATTGTGTTACGTCCGGCGCGCCATCCGGCGAGCGCCGCCATCGCGTAAACGCGAATATCGAGCGCCTCGTTCCGCTTCCCGCTCGGCAAGCTCCAAAACTTGACGGCGAAGCCGCGTCGGTATCGGGTCTTGAGCTTTTCCGCCGTCAATTGCTCGAAGTAGTCCGGAGCTCGCGAGCTCGGAAAGTGACAGAATCCCGGACCTGGCTCGGTTTGGCGAAGCCTTGCATACGTCGCCTCTTTCGCGGCGTCGATGCCGATAACGAAAAGGTCGATATTCCCTTTGTTCCGGCGCGTCGGCGTCTTCGGCCATAGCTTCCGGTCGCCGGCTTTACCCTTGACGCCCCAAACGCGGCGACGTTGGCGAGGCTTTACGAATTGGTAAGCGTTCAGCGTTTGAAAGCCGGTATCGATGCAAGCCGCCGCGATGCCGAGCTCGACGCCGTTCGCGAATTTGTATTTCCGCGAGAGCGCCGCGTCGAGATTCTGCCATAGCTCGGAGCCGCCGCGCGTCTTCGGCGGGATAGACGGGTCGCCGGCGATTACGACGTAATCGACGCTCCATGATTCCTCACCCAAACCCCAACCAACGACCTCGATTTCGACGCGGTCGGCTTGAATGTCGACGCCGGCGGTAAGGACGCCGATACCTTCCGGTAGCTCCGGCGCTTTCGGGCAATCGGGACCGAATGCCTCGCGCCTCGATAGAAGGTCGCTCTCGTCGACGCTCTCGCCGTCGTCGATGTCCCACGTTTCGCCGAGCAGCGTATTCAGGAAGACGCGGAGTTTCGTCCGGTCTTTGCCGGCGTCGCGGAATTTGGCGGCGAGCTCCGCCCAAGAAAGCCAGGGACTATAGAGCGAGCTTAAATGGAAGCCGACCGCTTTCGGGTCGCGGCGGACGTCGAGCGCGTTCCGGAGCTCGTCGGCGGCGTCCTCGTCCGCCGGCGTCCATTCGCCATGCTCGAGCATCCACGGTTTTCGATAGTGTGGTATCCGCTCGGAGCAAGCGGCGCATTCATAAGCCGCCGTCTCCGGCTTGCCTGGCTCCCATCGGACGAGCCGCCACTCGAGGACCTGGAAGACGCCGCAAAACGGACAGGGGACGTCGTACCGCCTTTGATCCGTTCGAGCGTACTCGGTCTCGATGCGGCTCGACCCTTTGACGGTCGGCGTCGACACTTTCAAAAGCTTCCGATTGTGGAACGTCGCCGTCCGCCGCTCGACGATTGCCAACGGGTCGCCCTCGCCGGGTATCTCTTTCGGCCAACGGTCGATCTCGTCGGCGAGTAGGACGCGAATCGGCGAGCTCGCGAGACCGACCGGCGAATTCGCGCCGAGAATGAACAAGACGCCGCCCGGAAATTCCTTCGAATCGAGCTTGTTCGCCGATTGCCGGCTCTTGCGGTCGGCGACGAGCTCGCGGAGCGCTTCGCTCTTCTCTATGAGCGGCGTTATCCGTTGCCTCGAGTAGCGGTCGGCGGCTTTGTCGGTCGGTTGGACGAGCATTAGCGGAGCCGGCGCATGCGCGATATAATAGCCGGCGGTATTGTTGAGCGCCTCGCTCTTTCCGACCTGGCTCGCCGAGCATATTACGACCGTCTCCGCCGGATGATTCGGTCCCATCGCATCCATGATTTCTCGGAGGTACGGCGTTCGGCTCGTCCGCCAGGGGCCAGGCTCCGCCGAGCTCCGCGAATCGAGGACGCGGTAACGGTCGGACCATTCCGAGACCGAGAGCTTCGGCGGCGGACGTATCGAGCTCGCGGCGATGGCGGCGAGCGCGCGGAGCGCCTCGCTCATACGCTCGCCTTCGCGATGGCGTTCGCCGCGTCCTCGAGGACGGAACGAATCTCGGTCTCGAGCCGCGTCCGTACCTCGTTCGCTTCGGTCGCCGCCGCGAGCTCCGGCGCGAGTCTATCGGGCAAGACCTCGAGCCGGCGGCGGAGATTGCCGAGCGTCTCTTCCCATAAGCCGGCGACCTCCGCGAGCGGAACGAGCTCTCGCCGGAGCTTCGCGAGCTTGATTCCGGCGAGCTCCGCCTCGCGCCGCGTCTTCGCGGCTCGCGCCTCTTGATAACCGCCGAGAATCGGAGCGGCGCTCGACCCGTTCGTCGGCGTCGGCGCGCTCTCGCGTTCGCTTGCTTTGCTCCGCGTCCGCTCGCGGAGCTCGACGAGCGCGAGCTCGGCGTCGGCGACCTTCCAGCGCTTGCCGACCCGAACAATCGATTCGCGTAACCGCCCGTCCTGGACGGCGCGCGTAATCGTCGCGTTCGAGACGCCGGCGAGCTTCGCGAATGCCGAAAGGTCGAGCGGTTTTGTTTGACGCGGCGCGTCGTCTTTCTTTCGTTTCTGCAAACTCCGACCTCGCTATGTCGCGATTCCGTAAACGAAATCGATTCTAGCTAACAAAATAATGCGCCGCCGCGAGTAACC